GATAATTTGTATATCTTTAATAATATTATTTATAGCTTTATAGAAACGTCCGGTGATAGCACAGCAGGTATTCTTGCACATAGTTGGCAGGGAGGCTTATATATTTATAACAATACGATATATAAGCTCACATCTCAGGGGTCAAAGAGTGCTATTGGAATAAGATTCGGTAACGATACCGATAATGTATCGTATATAAAAAATAATATAGTTGCGGGCCTTTCAAATGGCCCTAAGGCCTACTGGAAAAGTGCATCTGGGTCTACTTCTAACGTAGCCAATAACCTTTCAGACGATACAACAGACGCAACTTATAATGCTGAAGATATGGGACAATCCTTAAATGATTCTAGTGCTTTAATTGGAAAAACGGCAGCTCAAATAGATTTTGTTTCTACAAGCGCTGGGTCAGAAGACTTACATATAGACACTGACTCAGTATGTAGAGAAGCAGGGGTAGATCTTGGGACGACACTCGAAGTTAATATAGATATAGATGGTGTTGATAGGGATGCTACTGGTGTAACTTGGGATATTGGGGCAGATCAAGCTAGCACGGCAGATACAGCTTTGGCCGGTGCGGCATTTCTAGCATTTGTCATAGACTAGGAGAGAAAATGGAAATTATAGTAAAAATAAATGATGAGACTTCTTCTACGTCTTATAAAGATGGAGATATAGTACAGGCCTTTTCTATGCAGGGAATATATGCCTGCCACGCCCAACACAAATGTCATGTAAATAATTTTGGATTAACCACGGACGGCTCAAGGTCTGCCGACCCGCTGCTGATTAAGTTTTTAGAGAAGACTAAGACTTATAAGTTCGAGAGAGTCAATTCTAATGATGTACTAAGAACCAATCTGGTTACAGATGAGCAAAAAACCATAAACACAAACATGGATGCCGATGGAGAACGTATAGATGTTTATCAATATGTTTCAAGACGGTTAAAAAACAAAAACCATTTGATATTTAGATCTAATGGACTAGAGTATTGGTATGGAAAAGAAAGGTCTGACGTAGATGTTGATTCGGTGTGGGAAGATATAGAAACACATACAAATTTCTTGCAGTCAGATCACATCCATTTTCCACTTAGCGATATTGAAAAAAGAGCGTTCTTACCTATGAGTTGCTGCACTCATGGCCATGAACATGATCATACAGATCTTCCTGCTCACAACGCCTGCTTGGACTGTACTTGTGGGTGTGACACATCTGAATGTAGTAATGATTTCATATCTGAAAGACTTTCGCCTATTTTCATTATTCACGACGAAGGAGCAGATGAAGAATACAATGAGATTACATATAAAAGAAAATACCAAGTTCCATACTGGGATCTTGCTTCAATTCTATCTCTAGATGTAGACAACATAAGAAACACCAACAAGGAAGTTGATTTGAGGAAACCTCTACAAGAAAGATCGGCGGCAGATCTATTGACTGTAGACAAAATAGCGGCAGGGGTGGCAAGTTGATACTTCAAGAATTATGTCCGCAGAACACACTCTTATACAACAATAATTAGAAATATTTTATATTATAGCTGTCAACTGTGTATAGTTACTAAGGAGGCGCTCTATGGCATTTGTAGAACAAGTACATGTTAATGATATAGGTACTATTTTTCGTGTAACCGTGTATGACACTACGTCTACAGGTGGAACTACCGTTGCAGACATAAGTTCAGCATCAACAAAAACATTTACATTCAAAAGACCCGATGGAACCACCTTCGATAGGACGGCTGTTTTTACTGTAGCCGGAGTCGATGGTGATATTCAATACATTTCGGTAGACGGTGATTTAGACGTTTCCGGAACATGGAACCTACAAGCCTATGTAGCGACTCCTGCCGGGAATTGGAATACGAGCGTTGGAACTTTTAAAGTACATGAGAATTTATAAAGCAGGTGAACCATGCCTTGGAAAATAGACTTAGTTTTAATGCTTAGATCGCTAATTGGCGACCTAGATAATGCAAAATTTACAGACGAAAGACTGAAGCAGATTTTGGTTTTTGGTGCCTATAACGTCATTAATGATGCCGACTTTAGCACTACCTATGCGGTGGATGTTGCATCGGTTTCTATTTCACCAGATCCAATTTCTGGGGGTGATACAGACTTTACTACACTTACGGTGTACAAGTCGGCCTGCATACTTTTAGGTAGCGAGGTTAAGACAGAAGCCTCAAACGCTATCTCCATTAAGGATGGACCATCCTCAATTGATCTACGGGGAGTGACACAAAATCTAAACATAATGTATCAAGACTTTTGTTCAAAATACGACGACTTATTAAAAACATATCAATATAATAATACTCTGGTTGGTCAAGCAGTTCTTGGCCCCTATAGTCCCGGAAGTATGACCTTGGGCTCAAACCAGTTTGGCTACCAACAACCTCGATAATTCTTTCGATTAGGAGAATAAAAAATGGCTGTATCACAAAAAATAGTAAGCGGAAACGATCAACCCCAAGGTGGCGAGGGAGTTGTCTCCATTGCTGGAGCTAGAGGCCTAACCGCCGCAAACAAACTCAATGCCAACCATACGGTTAGTCCGTTTCCTCCTCTTCTACCCACCCAAATAGATATGTCTATTGCAAATATTGACAGTTTGCTGGATAATAGATATAGTCTTCTTCAGGCTAATGTGTCTAATTCCCCATCGGGTGTTGCTGTTAATCCATAGGAGTATATACGGTGGCTATCAATATTCCCAGTAGTGTTTTCACTACATACAATGAGGCGGTTTTACTCTTTACCAGAACCGCCACTTTGGTGTATCCCGAAAAGAGAGAACAGTGCCCTAATTGTTATATGAATACAATGGGTACTCGCAATAAGTCTGTCAGTTTTTATAAAACCGGAGGACCATATCCGTTCGAGAGAGGGATGCCGTGCCCATATTGTAATGGCAAAGGGCATAAGGCCATAGAGGCCACTGAAGATATTACACTAAGAATTTACTGGGATAGAAGGGCTTGGGTTAAAATTGGAGCCGCTATTGATATTCCAGACGGTTCGATTCAAACCATAGCCTACATGACAGACCTTGCCAAAATAGAACAATGCAAGTATATGATTCCAAATTATGACGGCATAGAGAAGTATGACAAGGGTAAGTACGAAAAAAGCGGAGCGTCCTTTCCGCAGGGGTTTAAACAAAACGAAACCAAGTACGTAGTAACCTTTTGGAACAGGATAGATGGCTAATAATATAAGTATAAAAGTGCTAGAATCCGACAGGGTTATTGTCGCTAAAATAAATAAGGCCCTAGCTAAAGATATAGATAAAAGATTCAAAAATAAGGCTGGAGCCTTAAAGCTTAAACTGCAACCAATCATTTCTAGCGCACTGTTTAATAGTCCCGAGATCATTTCTCTTAGGTCTGGAGTGCTGCGGTTTGATTTCGGGTTAACTGGTGATCCGGGACCACAGATAGTTAATGCTGTTGTGCAGAGCGTGGAGGTAAAAATAATTACCGTAAAGGGGACGCAGAGAGGAATTAGTGGTGGTGTGCAGGTTAATATTCAGCCTTCAACCTATGGCAATTTATTATCTTTGCCCATAGCCCAGCAGGCGTTAGAGATAGAGGCAAGAATTCCTTGGCTGGAATGGCTTTTGACTGCTGGCGACTCAATCATTATTGGTCATTATGGAGTTGAATATGGAGCTGGCCTAGGACGTAGTGGTGGAGCGCATATGGTTGGAATCAAAGACGCTCCCTTTGGGCCCTTTAAGGTTAATAGCGCATTTTCTGGAAGCATAAACGACAACTTCATAACCAGATCGATTAAGCGTTCTGAACCACAAATTAAAAACGCTATAACAGGAGTATTTGCGTAATGGTAGGCGGACCCCATACTAAATTAGCAAACCTAAGAAATGCACAGGACTCAACACTGTCTAACACTCTGCTAGACAATTTTATAGCTATGTATGACTGGGGCTTATTAGACAGAGGGCAGTTCTACAACATCAATATACCAGAATCTGGAATATATGGTGGAGATAGACACAAGCTAAGAACCGCCCAAGATCCAAACTATACAGACGGTCAGGTGTGGGAGGGCTACAGGCAGAACTGGGTATGGGAAAGTGGGATTAGCGCCACTGACGAGCAGCCAATCACAATATCCGGCGTCTTTGTGGATGACACATTTTACGCAACCGGAAATGTCACAAAGCCGTTTTACATAGACCATCCAAACGGAAGGGTTGTTTTTGACACAGCTCTTACTACAACAAGTGCGGTACAGTTAGAATATAGTCATAAGTGGGTACAGGTTATTCCCGCTCAGGGCGTTCCGTGGTTCCGTCAGATTCAGCAGGGCTCTTTTAGAAACGAAGAAGGTTTTCAGGTGAGCAATTCTGGAAACTGGGTACAATTAGGACAGACGAGAGTGCAACTACCGGCAATCGCCATTGAGGTTGTTCCTGCTAAATCCTTGCAGCCCTACCAACTAGGCGGTGGTCAATGGGTTAATACCGACCTAGTTTTTTATATTATGAGCGAAAACCATTGGGAATGTACAAACCTTATGGACGCCATTCTATACCAAAACGATAGAAGTGTTCACCTGTTTGATCCTACCGCTGTGGCAATTTCTGGAGTTCTTCCGTTCAACTATCGAAACGAGTTAAACGAGAACGCTATTCCAAGCGGGTTATACCCTAATATGGTTGATGATTTCTTCTATAGAAGATGTTGGATTAACGAATCTCGTGGAAATGAGGTATCTCAATTGTCTCCAGAGCTATATATAGGAACAACACGATGCTCAACCCAAGTTAAAGCTATTTAATCATTTTTTGTGTATATAACTATGCCCTTACCAGAGAGCTAGAAAAAATAATAGGAGAATAATAATGGCAAGTAATAATCGCATATTTTACGCTGTGCAATCCGTGGCTATTACGCCTCGGGGTACAGACCCGATAACAGCTGCCCACATTGTACACGGCCTTCAAAGCGTCGGTATGAGTTCAACTTTTACGTTGGATCAAGTTTTTGAGATGGGTCAGATCGAAATTTATGAAAATATCGAAGAGGTTGCAGATATCGAGGTAACACTCGAAAAGGTTATCGATGGTTATAAACTTATTTATGACTTAGCAACAAATGGTGAGTGTAAAACCAGTATTGTAAGTGCTTCAAAGCAGCGATCAGACTGTTATTTAGCTGTCTTTGACGATGGTCAAGACCACGCTACTGGTGTTCCTCAAACCGTTTGTATGAACTCCGGTATGTATGTGAGCTCGGTTAGCTATAGCTATAGTATTGACGGTAGCGCTACGGAATCTGTTACTCTTGTTGGTAACGATAGATTCTGGAACACTTCAACAACCACAAAGAACCCAAGTGCGGTTTGGGCATCTAACCCCTCAACGAATATCGATGGTTCGGATACACCGTTATCTGGTGTTGTTCGTCGTACAGATATTCTTTTGGGTGCTGGTGGCTCTACTCTTCCTTCTGAGGTTAACCTGAATGAAGGTAGCGACCCTATTGGAAACAGCTCTAACCGACACGTTCAAAGCATTAGTGTTAGTACTGACTTTGGCCAAGAGAATATCCAAGAACTTGGTCGATTTGGGCCATACTTTAGATTTGCAACCTTCCCGGTTGAAGTTACTGCTGAATTTGAAGTTGTTTCAGCTTCCGGTGACATGATTAGCGTTTCGGGAAGTGCTCCCAACCTTACGAATAGTACTATTATCATTAAAGATAACGCTGGTACTATACTCGACTTGGGAACTTCTAACAAGCTGTCGTCTGTATCCTACTCTGGTGGTGATACTGGTGGTGGAAATGCTACAGTTAGTTATTCGTACTCGAACTTTAACGTGCTTACCGTTAATGGTGGTAAGACTCACGCTTAGTTCGTTTCGTAATTAGGAAATTAGGAAACTAGGAAATTGGGATGGATGATGCTTTTTACGAAAAATCTTTATATAGAATATTACAAGGTCGTTTCAGGTTAATTCTGGGCGATCTTGTTTTATTTGTATATGAGCCTACACCAGAACTCTTAGAAGAGTCTTGTGAGATATATGACGAAGCCTATAAAAAGGCATACTTTCGTGGTGTATATATTAAAAAAGAACTAACAGAAGTTTTGGTTAATAATGATTTATGGAGCCCCTTTGACGATAGCGAGGCGAAGAGAATAGAGGAAGAGATGGAAAACCTAAAGGTTGAGGCCTTCAAGTCTTTCTTTGATTCTAAAAAATTAATAGGAATAAAGGCCGCTATAAGGGCTAAGGAGAGGAGTTTTATTATGTGCAAGTCAAAAAGGATGTCTCTTGATCATGTTTCATGTGAGGGCGTTGCATCTTTTTCTAAAGCTGTTTGGCTAATCTCTCAATGTACAAAGTTCAAGGACGGATCTGATTACGACTGGGAAAAGTACCCCATATCAGTTGTTATGGAGCATTATTCTTCTGAACAAATTTCCGCAGAAACAATTAGGGCGATTGCAAGGCGAGACCCTTGGAGGTCCATGTGGAGACACGGTAAAGGCTCTAACACGCTAGGCAAGCCGTCGTACCAATTTAGCAGAGACCAGTTGTCTCTTTGTACATATTCAACCATGTATGACAACGTGCACGAGAGTATGGACTGCCCAAGTGAAAAAGTGATTGAAGATGATGACTGTTTAGATGGATGGTTTATTGTCCAACAAAGAAAACGCGACAAAGACAAGAAGCAACAAGAGGTTGACGGCATGATTACAAATCCAAAAATAGCGAACTCTCAAGAGGTGTTTGTGGTGGCTAGGGATAATGAGGCCGCACAAGAGATATATGATCTTAATAATCCTCTGGCTCGGACTACAATACAAAACAGACAGAACACAATAGGTGGTGCTGATGGAGAAGTCAGCTTTACAAAATTCCATGATATTCGACAGGACATAGCTATGGAATCTCACAATTCGGCAAGAAACAAGATAAAAGGAGGGAAATAATGGCAGAGGAGTATAATAACTTTCTGAAAAGGTCTCTAGATTTAAAGTCTGCAAGAGAGGGAAGAGATAGAGATGTGTCGAGAGACAAACTTTTTAAGACTGCCAAAAAGAAGGTACAAACGACAATGATAGGTTCTCTTTCTACGCTGGAAAGTAGTTTTGGTTTTTTATGGGGTGTTGACACCGAAGAAGAAGACAGAACGCCAGAACAAAAAAAGATATATGAAATCTATGAAGAGGCTAGGGCTCAAATACTAGATAGGGGGAATACGCAGATTAGGAATTTAGAGTCGGAATTTGTCAACTATGACATAGTTCGCAAGAAGCACTATATTAATTTACCAGTTCAAACAGGAGATAAAAATGACGGATGAAAATAAGAAGGAAAGAATAATCGATGGTACTGACAAAGAAGGCAACGCTGTTAAAACTCTTTTGAGACAGCCTACGCCCCAAGACTATCGTGATTCTCAGGTGCAATACAATGAAGCATTTAGAAAAGCGCTAGACTCTGGAGCTTTGTTGAGGCAGAAACTAACAGACTACATGAGAGAACAGGGTATCTGGGATGAAGAGAAGCAAAAACAAAATGATAAATACATCGAGGATATTGGAGAAAGAGAAAAGGCGTTAAAGGCTGGTGGTATACGGCTTACAGACGCAAAAGCTGTCGCCCTTGAACTCCGTGATCTCAGGGTAGATTTTAGAACTCTTCTTGCCGAAAAGAACGCTTTAGACACAAACTCCGCAGAAGGTCAGGCAGACAATGCTAGATTTTCTGAGCTTGTTCGTTTATGTATCATAGACCCAGACACTAAACAGACTCGTTTTCCTGACCAGCAGGCTTATGATGCTCAGGGTGATGAGCCTTGGGTTATTGAGGCGGCTTCCGAGTTGGCCAGTATGATATATGGGCTTGATCCAGATTATGATAAAAACTTAGAAGAGAACAAGTTTCTTAAAGAGTTCAACTTTGTCGATGATAGTCTTAGATTCATCAATGATGATGGTCATTTAGTAGACATGGAGGGTAGACTCATCAATGAAGATGGTCGTTTTGTTGCCTATCGTACAGAAGAAGGTAAAGGAAAACAAGACCCAGAACAGCTTTACTTTGTAGATAGGAGTGGTGAAGAAGTTGTTTTAGTTACTAGCGACGATGGTGAAGAAGAATGGGTAAAAATCTCACTTAAAGATAGAAAACCATTCTTAGACGACAAGAACAAACCCATTGAAGCTCCTGAAAAAGCAGAAAGCAGTGAGGAAGAGTCAGTAGAAGAAGACGTCTCTTCAGAAAAGCCTGTTACTGCCAAAAAAAGAAAAACAACTAAAACCACGAATTAGCACAATATGTGTATTTTGTTGTGTGGAGGAAGTTTCTGGGGGAGGGGTCTATACTACTCCCCCTTTATCTTTATAGGGTGGAGAAAAGATGGCATCTTTTAATTTAACGGCTCAATTACAACTACAGGCGCCTTCAAATACGTCTCAGGTTGTTGGAAACATAAAAAAGCAATTATCCGGAATAACCGCTAATGTGAAGGTTAAAGGGGATGCTGGCGCTTTAGCTAAAATTAATAAGCAGTTGCAGAATGTTAATAAATCTGCCGATTCTTCATCTAAGTCTGTCGGCAACTTAAACCGAAACCTGTCCGAAGCCGCTCGTAGATTTAGCGTCATTACCGTGGCGACCGGAACCATGTTGGCGCTTGCTCGTTCTATTAAAAACGCTGTGGGTGAGGCTATTGCTTTTGAGAGAGAGATGGTTAAGATTTCTCAAGTAACAGGCAAAACGGTTAGTGAATTAGGTGGCCTTAGTGATGAGGTTACCAGACTTTCTGTATCTCTAGGTGCCTCGTCCGCCGACCTTTTGAACGTTTCTAGGGTTTTGGCTCAGGCTGGATTCAGTGCCCGAAAAACCAAACAAGCCCTTGAGGTTCTTGCCCAGACCAGCTTGGGTGCTACGTTTGATAGTATTCAAGATACGACAGAAGGTGCCATTGCTGTATTAAGGCAGTTCGGAAACGAAGCAAGAAAGGTAGGCGGGGACATCAAGTTTCTTACACAAACAATGGATGCAATCAACTCTGTGTCTAAAAGTTTTGCCGTTGAATCTGGTGACTTGATTACTGTTATTCGTCGTGTCGGTGGTGTATTTTCGAGTGCGGGCGGTAGCGTTAATGAGCTTATAGCCCTATTTACTTCTGTTCGTTCCACCACTCGTGAATCTGCTGAAACGATTGCAACCGGCTTAAGAACCATCTTTACACGTATTCAGCGTACCGACACCGTTGACCAGCTTGCCGAGCTAGGTATCCAGCTGCGAGACTCTCAGGGGCAGTTTGTAGGGGCTTACGAGTCGGTAAGGCTGCTGTCACAAGGGTTAAGTTCTCTAGATCCCCGAGACTACAGATTCAGTGAGATTGTTGAATCTCTTGGTGGATTTCGCCAAGTTGGTAAGGTTATTCCCCTTATACGTCAATTCACCACAGCTCAAGACGCGCTGAACGTAGCACAGTCGGCTTCTGGGTCTGTGGCTAGAGATGCCGCCACTGCACAGCAGTCGCTACAGGTTCAGGCCTTTAAAGTAACGCAAGACTTTCAGGCTCTGATACGTACCTTGACAGATAGCTCTAGCTTCAGGTCTGTTGCTAAAGGGGCCTTAGAAATGGCTTCGGCATTTATCAAAATAGTTGAAGCTATACAACCACTTCTTCCACTCATTACAAGTCTAATAGCCTTAAAAATTGGTTCAGCCTTGGCTCCCGGTTTGGGTGCCCTTACGGGAATAGGACCAAAGCGTAAGGCTGCCGGTGGACGAATCCACGCGTTTGCTAAGGGTGGTTTTGTTCCGGGTTCTGGCAATCGCGATACCGTTCCAGCAATGCTTTCGCCCGGAGAATTTGTTATCAAGAAAAGTAGTGCTAAAAAGATGGGTGCTGGCGCTCTTGAGGCAATGAATAACAATAGATTTGGGAAAGGCGGCCGGATGCAGCCAAAGGAAGTAAGAAAAATACTCGACAGACAAGGCGTGTCCTACGATCCTAATGCATTACGCGCTGACGCCAAAGATCAAGCGTTACGATCCAAGCTATATAAAAAGGCCCAGATGCTAAAGGCTGGCCAAGGCAGACAAGACGATCAAAAACAGTATCCGGGAGGAGCTTTTAAAACCGTACCCGGTCAAGTAGGCGCTTTTGTTTTGCGTCCAGAAAAAGGGTCAGATGGTGGATTTAAATTAAGCGGTGCGGACATACCGTTTGATCTTAACGGACAGGATGCCGCCTTGAAGGGCGGATCTAGTTTTAAAACTTATTTTCCGGATAGGGCAGATCTTGAAGAGAATCAAATGATTGCCAATTTGGTAACGGAGGGAGCACAGAACGCATTAAGGGAAGGGGTCAAATCCAT